ATTTGAGTCCAAATGGATCTACTCCAGAAGGATTGTCATATGAAGCAATTATGAAACATTTGCCGGAAACATCCGCAGATTCAGATTATTATTTTCTAAATTTCAGTGATGGTGAACCAGCTATGAACTATACCACACAGAACGGTGATCGTATCAGTTATAGTCAAGAATCTGCTGCACTTCATACCAAGAAACAAGTAACAAAGATCAAGAACAACGGGTATTCTGTTTTGAGTTATTTTATCAAGTGCAATGATTATGTTAATCCAAGCTCTGTAGAGTTGTTTAAAAAAATGTATGGAACAAATGCTTCATTCATTAATCCAAACAATCTATTGCAGGTTGCCAAAACAATGAACAGGATGTTTCTTGAAAAAAGTCATTGACATTTTGGAGGATATAATATAAAGTATTTATAAGGTTGAAGTTCAACCAATAAACATAAACAAAAAACAAAACTAAATATATGAGTAATACTAAGAAGACAGATCGCAAGAACAAGACAAACCTAACTGTAAATTGGCCATCAAACGACACTTACTTTGGTGTAAGTGAGTTGACAAATCTCAATAAGGATTTTATTGCGATTACACTACGAGTTCGTTTGAAGAATGCTCTTGATGAGGGTGTTGTAACCCAAATTGGAACTGTACATGGTGGTAAGGGTCGTCCTAAGCTTGCTTTCGCAATGAGTCCAGTTACTGAATCGGCTATTACTGCTGCTCGTTCTGCTGGTGTTGTACTTGTTGACAAGTATAATACCGTAAATGTTCTTGATGTTAAGGCTGAGACTGATACATCTGGACATGAAACCGTAACTGAGTCAAAGACTAACGAAGTAGTTGCTTAATCTGTAAGATACATAAAAATGCCGTGTGGGTACTTTGTGTATTCATACGGCATTATTTTTTACCTATATATGGTTTTATTGGTTTTAATTTTATTAATTGTTTTAGGGTATAATAGTAGATAGTTATATCTTTGGGTAACAATTTATTTATATCCACTTGAATTTTGACTTTACTGCCGTATGATATTGGTTGATCCATTAAACTATCATACAGAGCGATTGTTGTTGAATCTATCTCAATATAGTGGTATATTTTTTGAGTTGGATCTGGTTTTTTAAATGTCATACTAAATATAAATATGGGAAACGAATTTTTTGATGCTGGTGAGTTTGAATTTGAACTGGAGAAATCTAAGTTTATCAAAAACATTGATTATTTGAAGAGTATGTCTGCTGAAGAACAGACATTTTATAAGAAGTGGGTAGAGGTACAAACTTATAAAGATTATTTAAATAAATCTGGTGTAGTTAAAGCTAAGATATGGACTCCTACTGATATTACCAATATAGATTTGACGATCAAAGAATTAGAAAATTTGAATCCAACTATTGTTCATGTAACTGCTGGAAGTCCATATGAACACGACTGGTTGATGTTGAGGTTATTTTGTCATACTATGGAGTATGCTCAAACACCAGGTAGATTCATTAAATTGCTGATTACTGATGGTAATGTGGATAATCCACGATATTTGGGTGCGGTAAGTATATCCAGTGATGTTATTGTAATTACTGATAGAGACGATTACATTGGATGGACTGCTGATAATAAGTTAAAGGATAAACGATTGGTACATAGTGCAATTGGTAGTTGTATTATGAGTACTCAACCATTTGGTTATAATTTCTTGGGTGGTAAGTTAGTAGCTGCATTGATTACTACATCCAAAACCAGAGAAATTTGGAAGAAACTATATGATGAAGAATTGGTTGGCATGACTACCACATCATTGTATGGTAGTTATAGTATGTATAATAGTCTTAAATGGTGGCATAAGTGTGGGTCAAGTACTGGTAAGATGATGATTAAACCAGATGATAGTGTATATGAAGTATGGCATCAATGGATAAAAGATAATAGAACAGAACAGTATAATAAAGCAATGACCCAAAAAGAAGGTGTTAGTGGACCTGTTACTGGTGCAAAGACTAGGGTTATTAATATGATATTCCAGACACTAGGAATTAAATCAAGTGATTATACTCATGGATATGAAAGAGGAGTATATTATAGTTGTTTTTATGAAAACACCAAAGAATTCTTACAAAATAAGATAACTGAAAAAGATTTGAAGTTAAAGGAATTGTTTAATAAGGATGTACAAGGTGTTTTGGACTGGTGGAAACCAAAAGCTATAGAAAGATATAAAAAACTTCATGGCGAGGGTAATATTAAATCTGACATTCTATATTATAACAAAATGATGGGAATGACATATGATGAAGCTAAATCAAAGTTTTTTAATGAAGTTGGACGATAGTTATATATTTATATAACAAATGATCGTCAATTTTATCAAAGATAATAGATTTCCTAAGTTTATCAATAAATTAGCTTTTAATTCATTGAATCAAACTGATAGTGCATATATAGATGACAGTCCTAATGGAATTTTTGATGGAGATATTGGCACAGTTTTGGTAAAAGACGGTAAAGATATATTGTACAGAACAAATACTGATACTGAATTTACTAATATTTCTAGTTATTACAAAACCGTAGTAGATGCAAAAAGTGGATTACTTACAAGCGGAATAAATAAAAAAGCTACTTGGATTAAAAATAGTTCTTCCACTGAAAAGTCTTGGAAATTTTTGGGATATACTTGTCCATTTGATAGTACTTGTGCTGCTTGTCCAATTCCATATACTTACTATTAAGTTCTTGACATTTTTATATTTTTGTGGTAAGATATAAACAATGAAAAAATCATTGTGTTGTATTTCTCTTCAACTTCAAGAAAAAGGTTATAAAGCTAATACCATGACCAAGACTAGGTTCTTGACATTGGAACGCAAAAATGCTTTATCTACTATTTCACAACGAACGCTTAACAATGTACATGTTGCGGTGAATACATTTGCATTTTGTGCAAGTAAAGGTTGGAATTATAGAATTAGTAGTGACTTGTTTCCACTGGCTACTTTGCCAGAAGCAAATCTATCATTTGATGTTCTTCCTGATAAAGATCGTATTTATGCCGAATTCAAGCGTGGTGCAGATATTATCAAAAAGAATAATTTACGATGTAGTACACATCCCGATCAATTTGTTGTACCTGCAAGTGCTACGAAATCTGTAGTAGAAAAATCCATTGTTGAACTAAAAAATCATGCTACAATTATGGATTTGTTTGGTTTACCTCAATCATACGAAGCTCCAATGAATATTCATATGAATTGTTACAAAGGTGATACCAAAGATATTGCCAAACGGTTTATTGATGTATACAATGATTTTCCTGTTAATGTTAAGTCTCGTCTTGTTCTTGAAAATGAAGACAAACCCAACAGTTGGAAAGTAGAAGAATTGTATGATTTGATTTATTCAAATACTGGTATTCCTATTACTTACGACAATCTTCATTTTCGTTGTAACGCTGGCAAATTGACAGCTAAAGATGCAATGAAATTGGCAATGTCTACATGGGGTAATTATCGTCCATTGTTTCATTTTAGTGACAATGATACTACCAACAAAAATCCACGAGCGCATGGTGATTATGTTCGCAGTATTCCTGAAGAATATGTTGACATGGATAATGTTGATTATGAATTTGAATTCAAGGCTAAAGATTATGCTATTGAACGGTTTGAAAAAGAATTTAAATTATAATTAAAAAGATGTTGACGGAACAGTGAACATGGTGTAAAGTAATCTCAAGTTAGTAATGAAACTAACGAAATATAAAACAAATAAATAAAATAAATAAAGTTATGATTATTCGTAAAAACAGCAAGATGCAGACTAATTTCGTGTATAATAGTGCTGCTAAGGTAGAAACATTCATCTCGTATCCATTTGCTGGAACCAAGCGAGCTGGTACTCGTTTGACTATCCGCAATGGTAAGACTCGTATTGACTTGAACGGCCGTCAAGTTAAGGCACTACGCAAGGTTCTTGCTACTGCTTCCCGAGTTAAGTAATCTTTGGTTTGAGTATGGGAAAAACATTTAGAAGAGACAATGATTTTAGAACGAAAAGTTCTAAGTTTAAGAAAAATAAAAAATTGTCAAAGGTAAATAAACCATATTTAAATAAAGGAGGGAAGGTAAGAAATTACCAAGATGAAGTAGATAATGAATATTAAATCAATAGTTGTCATAATAATTAATGTAGTATTATTTTCATTATCACTTAAGTTTCAGAGTGTAACGCCATTCGCAGTAATGTGGTTGGCGTTACATTCTTTTTATTTAAGTTATAAATTGGAAGAATATAAAAACGCAATTCTTGTTAGTATTGATGACGATAAGAAAAAATTGGAAAAGGAATTAAATACCTTGTATTTGAATCAAAAGACTGTATTATCGGTTATTAATGCTTTAAGAGCACGAATCAACAATCATTATGGGAAGACCCAAAAAACAAAAAACCCCTCTCTCAAAGAACGATTCAAATCAATCGAACGAAGAGACTCAGAACTTAACGAAGACTAAATCTTTATTTGATCATATCAATCAAATTAGGGAAGTTAAGAATCCTAAGTATTTTGATACACTTACTGCTGCAGATATTAAATCGTTCAATAAGTATACATTATTGATGGGACTTGGTATGGATCAAATGATTATTGAAGAAATTGCGTTTGTATCCAAGTATTTTGACATCTTATCTGAGAAACATCTTTATAAGGTATTATGTGACTTTGTACCACGTGGCAGACGGTTTTGTAAGTGGATTAAACCTAACAAAGTAAAATTCAACAAAGATTTAATTCAATTGGTATCAAATAAATTTGAGGTAAGCAAAGATGATGCCTATAGTTATTGTGTACTATTTTTCAGAACGGAAAGTGGTATTAATAGTCTGATTGATATATGTAAACAGTATGGAAAATCGGAAAAAGAAATAGAAGGGTTAATGGAAAATGAATAAAATTTATATAGGAGTATCTGGATTTGCTAGAAGTGGTAAGAATTTATTTTGTGATATTGCGCAAAAAGTATTGAAAGAAAAGTATAATTTGACATCTAAAACATATGCACTCGCATATTTCTTGAAAAAAGATTGTGAACCGTTTATTCAAGAAAAGTTGGGATTAAGTGCTTTTAGTGAAAAGACCGAGGATAAGAATGCTTTTAGAGAAATGTTGGTGTGGTATGGCGGTGTAAAACGAAAACAGACTGAAGGTAAATATTGGACGGGGTTATTACATGAAGAGTTAAAGAAAGATACTAACGATGTTAATTTTATCAGCGACATTCGTTATGTAGAATATACCGATGATGAAGTATTTTGGTTGAAGAAACAACTGGGTGGCAAGTTGGTTCATATTAGTAAATATACTTATGGATTTGCTACTGATGGAAGACATTATAGAATCAATGATAAAAGTAAGAAAATCTATACAGAATCTCCTAATCAACATGAAGCGTTGAATGATCCTAAGATTAGATTTCTTGCTGATTATAAAGTTGAATGGGAACAAATAGTTACTGATAAAAATCACAGTGATTTGATTAACAATCCGAATTTAAATCTTATTGTAGAGGATTGTCTTAAGGAGATACTGAAATAGTTTTGATGTGAATAGAATTATCATAAAATTCTATTGATTTGTCATCTGTTACTGAGAACAATAAATCTATGGTTTGTTGGTCAATGTTATTTATTGTAGAAACATATTTGTTATTACAGTCAAATAATTTTTGACCTTTTTCTTTTGCTTTACAACTGCATATATTTTTAAATTGATCTACACAAGCACATATTTGCATTAAACTTCCATTGGATGTTAATTGTTCTTTTGTTTTGATATAATTGTATAATTCATTTAAATTGGAGATTCTCATGGTGATAACTTATTGAATACAAAATATGTAATTAGTGATGTTACATAAATAGTAGGTATTTCTAGAAATGAATAACCAAAAATAAATTTTCCTATTAAAATCAACCAAAAATTTAAGCAAAATGGACATGTAATCAATCTAGTAAAAAAACTATTATGTTTTTGTAGTAGATATGAATGATATGTGAGTGTAAAATCTGTTTCTTTTGAATTTAAATAGTCATTTACTTTAAACCATTTAAGTCTTAATAAGTGAATGTATTCAACAAATGCTTCGGTGTTGAACCATATTATTAATATGAATGTGTATATAAATATAATTCCAATCATAATTTAATTTGTTTGATAATATAATCTGCAATTGATAAAGACGATGTTGCAGCAGGACTTGGACAGTTTACAACATTACATACATTATCTTTAATAACTATTTCAAAATCTTGAATTAATTCTCCTGTATTTGACATTGCTTGTGCTCTTACACCTGCATCTCCCCTGATCAAGTCACTTTCTTTAATATTTGGAACTAATTTTTGTAATGCTTTAGTAAATTGTTTTTTACTAATTGATTGGTATAATTCTTTAAAACACATATATTTGTGATTAAGAATAAATTTCCAAAGTCCTTTGAATGTAATATAATCGAATATATCAAGTAGATTTATATTAAATAGAGAATATCCTTCTCTTGAGAATGCCAATACTGCATTTGGTCCGGCTTCAATTCCACCGTTAATTAATCTGGTAAAATGTACTCCTAAAAATGGATATTTAGGATCTGGTACTGGATAAATTAGATTATTAACTAAATGACTAGATTCTGATTTTAATTTATAATATTCTCCTCTAAATGGAATAATTTTAGATTTAATTTTGGTAGTAAATTTTGAGATCTTATCAGAATGTAATCCTGTACAATTAATTAAAATGTCATAATTAAATTGTTCATTTTTGACAAATACTTTATCTTTAGTAATATTAGTTACTTTGGAGTTTAATTTTATTGTATGTCCGTTATTTGTAATTAGTTCTGACAGTTTTTGTATTACTTTTTTATAATCAACAATTCCTTCTTGTGGAACGTGTAGAGCTTCTATTCCTCCTACATTTGGTTCAATTTCAAGCATTTGTTGTTTGTTTAATTTTCTAAGATTTTTTAATCCATTTTTTGTTCCACGGTCAAACAATTCATTTAATTTTATAGATTCTTCTTGATTTGTAGATACTACTAATTTTCCGCATATTTCATGTGGAATATTATGTTTGATGCAGAAATCAGTCATTTGTTTTATACCGTTTACAGATAATTGTGCTTTTAATGATCCAGGTTTATAATACAAACCACAGTGTAATACTCCGCTATTATGGGTACTTTGGTGTTGTCCTACATCGTTTTCTTTTTCTAGTACTGTAATATTTAAATTTTTATTGGATGATAATTTATATGCAACGGCTAATCCAACAATTCCTCCACCTACGATAACTACATTTTTCATATTATTTCGTATTCAATTTCTGTTTCTGAAAATCCCCAACATTCGTCATTTTTTGATATCATGATATGTCCGTGATCTGTATAAGTACCAAAATATTCTACCCAATCCATTGCGTTGTTATAAAACTTTTTGCTTGGAGAACTTCCGTCATTAGACATACCAGTATGGCTCATATGATATAAAGGAACATCATATATGTCTTTTAATTGAAATCCATATAATACTGATTTCTTTTGAACATTAGTATCTACAAAGCACGCATATTTCATTTGTTCTTCGTATCCCCTAACTTTAAACCAGATATTTTTTGTAGCAAATTGAAAGTCACCACAACAATTAAACAGACTATAGTTATCGTTAGGCGTAACTCTTGCTGGAAAATATCTTGGTTTACTTGTAATGTTTAAATGGTCAATGTAATCATTTAAATTGTCTTTATTAGCAATAACGTCTTTATATTCGATATCTCGTCTACTAAGAACATACATTGTATTTTTATTGGTTTTATTAATAAATTCTTGTAGAATTTCTTTTGTAGGAGGAATAATATCGGTAGTAGATAGAACTATATATTCCGCATCTGTTCTTCGCATACCAATATTAAATGAGAATACTGTAGAACATGCTTGTGCATTTGGATCGTAATTCTCTAAAATTTTAGCAATTTTTGGTTCAATTACAAAATGTTTTAATCTTCCTGTTTTAGGAATTTCGTCGATAATCTCATACAAGAAACTTCTTTTTTCAGAATTCCAATCGACATAAATCACTTCATCAAATGTTTCTAACATTTTGGTGATATGAATTTTAAAACGTTCTTTTTCTTTATAACCATCGTTTCTACCGAAAACAACAACGCATGTTTTACCCTTTACTTTATCTGGTAGATTATATTTTTTAATATCATCTTTATGTACACACAAGAAATTACCATTGTCACATACGTTATATGTAAAATACTTAAATTCATCTTGATCCAATGGTCCGGCACAATCAACAATATTGTCTAATGGAGATATGTCATAGATTTTATATCCTAATGAATCTATAACATTAAAATAATCTTCAAGTTCCAGTTCTGTTAAAAACTTGAATGCTTCTACCATTAGAACAGGTTTATTTTTATTGATTAAAGGAATTATGGTTTTTAGTATTTCTTTGTCATATCCTTCCGCATCAATTTTAATAAATTTAATATTATCAATATCAGTGCTATATTTCTGTTCAATAAAATCTAAAAGATTTACACCGTTTACTTCTTGTTCATATGAATGATGTTTGCAAAATCCTTTATTTTCTAAATTTGATAAAAATCCACCATTGGAACCGTCTTTATGTATTTTAGGATCGCTATAGTTGAACATGTACTTTTTGTTTTCTTTGGTACATGCTAAGTTATATATGTCTACATTTAGATAGTTTTCTTTTTTTAGATTTGATTCTAGACTTTGAAATACAAAGTTATTTGGTTCAAACGCAATTACTTTTTTTGCACACTTGGCAAATAGTTTTGAAAATTCTCCTATGTGAGCACCTATATCAATTGCAACACAGTCTTTATCAATTATTTTTTGAAATCTATCTTTTCTAAAATTAAATGTTTCGTTTGACATAACTTTTTTTATTTATCTCTTTTTGAAAGAATTGGGTCTTTAATTGGCCAAAATACATTATATTCTGGATCGTTCCACTTAATGTGAATTTGTTTTTCTATTGATACATAACTTTTTGTCAGTTTGTAATGAAATAGACATTCGTCGGATGTAACTAAATGTGCATTAACACATCCCGCAGGAACAAGAACTTGATATCTATTTTTATCATTTAACTGGAAATACTGTATATTTTTATATGTAGATGAATTTAATCGTACATCAATGACTACAAAATACACATTTCCTTTTAATACGTCAATTAATTTCCAATTGTCGGTATCTCCATGAAATCCTCTTAAAACATTTTTGGTTGAGTTAGAAAATGAATCAATAACAAATTTCAGATCCGATTTGAACATTTTAGAGTAATGTTCTTCATTGTATGTTTCAAAGTTTTCACCTCTATGATCGTAAAATGAATCAGGTTGAATTACTATTAGATCATTAATAGTAGTACTACATTCTTTTATTTTAGAATTCATATATTATTTAATACCTTTAATAGAGTATCAATTTTTTCTCTTTGTAGTCCAGGATAGTTTCCAATATACCAGCTAAAATTATGAACGTGATCTACTACTTTAAAATCATCATAGTTGATATTGAAATGTTTTTTGATGTATGGTTGACGAAGTTGATTTCCACCACCAGACATTCCTCTTCTAAATTCAATACGGGCTTCTTTTAATCTCAATTCTACATTTAGTTGAGTAACAAAAGAAGGATCTTTTAAGATTACTGTAAATGCATAATTACACTGTCCATCCAATTCAATATCAGTGACATACTTGGAAGAATCCAACTTACTCATAAAATAGTTATAATTGTCTATTCTATTTTTGTTATTTTTGTCTAATTTTTTCAATTGAGACAATCCTAATACAGCATTAAGTTCGGTACTTCTAAAATTATGAGATGGACGCAGGAAAATAAAATCTTTGTTGAGATCTGGATTTTTATTAATAATTTCATTTCTCATGGATTCATTAGTCATTTCTCTAATCATGCCATGTGATCTTAGTGCTCTACAAATTTGATAAAATCTTTCATCATTTGTACAAATCATACCACCTTCAATGGTGGACATGTGATGTGCAAAGTAAAAACTAAAATTACTTACAAATCCATATGATCCTACTTTTTTACCTTTGAATGTAGTGCCATGTGACTCACATACATCTTCAATCAAATGAATATTATTTTCTTTACAAATGTTCAATAGTTCGTCTGTGAGACCATTAATTCCCAAAACATGGGTCAAAAATATTGCTCTTGTTTTTGGTGTAATTAGTTTCTTAAGTTTTTCCAAATCAAAAGATAGATTTTTTAGATTGATATCACAAAATACGGGTGTAAATTCGCTAAATATTACTGACGAAACATCTGATATCCATGTTAGGGGTGGTAAAATCACTTCTCCGTCTTCGTACAGTTCATTTAATGCAAGTATTGTCAATTCATTTGCACTAGCACCACTATTAACCATCAAATTATACTTAGTACCCAACCATTGACCCCACGCATTTTCAAATTCAACTACTTTTGGTCCATTGGTTAGTTTTGGAATTGGTGTTTGATTTAGAAAGTTTATTAGTGTATTGACATCTTCTCTGTCAATATTGTCTTCCATTAATGGTAGGTAAAAATTATTCATAACTTTTCAATAGTTCACTTGATGAGTATATTTTTGGTAGTTCAAGAATTGATTCTTCTATTCCAATTTCTTTACATACATCTGATTCTGCAGTAACTAAATTTGAACCTTTTCTGTCGCCACTGTTAAAAAATATCAAGTGATCTTCTTTATATTTATTTTTTAAGTATCTAAGAGTCTGACATTGAGTTTTGTCTTTGTCAACAGAAATAAATACATCATCAACTGATTTCAAATTAAATATAATTTTAGATCTATGATTTTCGTCCATGAATTCTTTTGTTCCTTTTAATTCACGTTGGTAATCACTATTGATGACTGCAATTAATTTATCACAGTTTTCTTTTGCAGAATTGATATATTCGATATGTCCATAGTGGACGGGATTAAAATACCCAGATACTATTCCTATTTTCATATATTAACTAGAAAAAATTTCAGATGTTCCTGATTTTTCAAAATCGAATTCTAATACATTACCATTATATTTTTCAAGTATTTTGGTTTTTATAATAGGATCTGATACAACTAACACAAATCCACATCCTCCGCTTCCTAATAATTTTGCACCATATGCACCCATTGACATTACATCATCGATTATTTGCTTTATTTTATTATTAGAAATTAATGGGGATATTTTTTCTTTATTGATCCAACTTTGATACAACAAACATCCTATTGATTTTATATCTTCTTTTAAGAATGCGGAGTATGATTCTTTTGCTAATTCTAATATATTCAATTTATTGTTTATATCATTTTCATGAGATTTAGCAATTTGATCTGTATTTCGTTGTTCGTCAGTATATATTAGTGTAAATGATTTCTGTAATTCTACTAAAAATTCTTCTGTTAATGGTAATGGTTTTATACTAAATTCTCCGTTTTTATCAATTTCTATGGAGTTTAAACCTTTTGCAAAAGGCCAAATTTGATCTTGAATGCCACCACTTTCATTGAGAATTTCTCTTTCTATTTTAATCGCAGATTTGATTATCTCTTTTTTATTTATTTGTTTGTTTTGGAGTTTGTGGATTAAATATGACATTCCTACACAATATGTTGATGAACCACCTAGTCCGGTTCTTGCTGGAATGTCTGAATATGAAAAAAATTCAATCGGTTTATCTACATTATAGTATTTTAATGTTGCTCTAATTAGTGGATTTTGTATTTGTTCTATAGTATCCACTAATTCATACTTTGAATATGTGCATAAATATTGTTTTGAGAGTATTGATGGTCGATACCTCATAGAAAGATAACAATATTTATTAATAGTTGTACCTATTATAAATGACCCGTATTTTTCATAAAATCCTTTATAATCGGTAGATCCTCCAAATAATGATATTCTAAATGGCGATTTAACGATAGTCATGTTATTTTTCTCCGTAATAATCACCCCATTCAACTAAGATAGTAGATCTATTATCAGTTCGTTCATAAGCATATTGGAATGATTCAAAAATTTGATGTGGTTCATCCAATCGAATGATATCAACTGTATCACACATTGCTTTAAATCCTCCTGAAAAATCACTGATATGTTGATGTTGTGGGTGTAATGGACGTTGAGAACCAATTGATGTTCTAATAATTACTTTTGGTTTATATCCTCCATCAGACATAATTTTCATTTTATCCAAATGATTTACCAATTGATTTGCGGCTAGTAATAGAAAATTCCATCTAGGATATATAGAAATAGGAACTGTGCCATTTAATGCCATTCCAATTGACATACCCATTTGCATATCTTCATTGACAGGCATTTCTAATAGCTTAGATCTGTCTACATCTTTTAATGTATTTGTCATACCAGTACCGGCATATTCTACTGCCTGACCTAAAAACAAAGTGTTTTCTTTAGTTGCCAACCAATCCATTGATTTTTTAAGTTCGTCGAAATATTTCATAATATTAAAATTGAATTCTTTTGCCTGCGCCAGCGTGAGGATACTTTGTTTCGTATTTGTAATATTTAATTTTACGAGTTTCTTTTGCAAAGAATAATTCTTCACAATTCCACACTTTCAATGTATCTGTACAAACAGATTTTCCATTATTTTCTATAATATAAGTGATAGGTAAGTCATGATTCACTGAATATTTCCAGTTTTCAAAAAAGGTACCCGTTTCAGATGTCATGTCACCAACGAAACACCAAACCTTTTCATTGGAACCTTTTCTTTTAATGTCTAATGCTACTCCAGTTGCAATAGGAATATTTCCCGTTACAATTGCAGATGAATATACTTTATATTCTGGATAACACAAAGTAATTGATTTGCCCTTGAGAATATCGGATTTAACGGTTTCTGGTGGTACTCCCTTTAACAAACATTGATAATGTGATCTCCATGTACAAAAAACCCAATCTTCTTCTTTAATATCATCAAATATTTGAATCATTTGTGATTCGTTACCGTTATACAAATGAATAGGCGCTTTAATTTTTGAATTATTAAACTGTTCCGCAATGTCTTCTTCAAATGATATTAATTCTGATGGAGTATAATTTTTTATCATAGTCAATATACTTATGTAGTTTTACTTTTATATGTTTATTTTATTTCTTCTTCTACAATCTTTCTTTTTAACTTAATTTTTAACATTTCTTTAATATTATTTACCGCTGTCGCACCATATTTTCGTTCAACTTTTTCTAAAAATGGTGGATATGAATGATATTCTTCAAACGCATTATCTCTAAATTTTATAATTTGTGCAGAGGTCAATGCATCTGTTGGCAAAGGTAATGTTTCATATGAATGAAATGAGAATCCTTCATATGTTTTTGGTATTGGACGACCTTTATCAATTGCATCTTTATACAACTTACTTCCTGGTAATGCCATTGCAGCATATGCATTCCAACCAAATGTGCATAATTCTTTAGAAAGATTCAATGTTTTTTGCATACTATCAAAAGTGTCACCAGGTAATCCAAATATATAATTTGCCATGATTTCTATATCCGAATCGTGAATGTATTGAATTACTTTTTGAATATCTACGTCTTGAAATTTACCTTTGGACACTTCCAATCTTACATTTCTATCTCCACTTTCGATTCCTAAACAAAGCCATTTAATACCAGCTTCTCTTACCAACTTTAGTAGTTCTGGATTTGATACAGTATCAATACGAGAATATGCCCACATTCTTAAATTTTTACCATATCCTCTTTCTTTCAACATAGTACATAGAGGAACATAATATTTTTTATTCAATAGAAACATTTCATCTACAATACGAATGGTTTCTACACCCATTTTAACTAACTTGTCAAATTCATTAATAATGAATTCTGGAGACCAATATCTCATAGAACTATAATTCGATGCAACGCCGATTTCATCATTATCATTTCTGTTAACAATATTAATCATACAAAAATCACATCCAAATCGACATCCCAATGATGTTTGAATTGCAGCATAAGGTGTACGTTTATTATGATCGTATTCTGCATGCCACATTGGAGAACGGTATAAATCCAATGGTTTTTCTTTATATGGTAACAAATCCCATGCATAGCCTGGTAAATCAATATCCAATCTATCTTGTGGAACAACACTTTCAGGTGCATTTAATGTTGGGAATCCATTTTTTCTCCATGCAATTCCTTTGATGTGATCTAGATTATTTACATCAATATAATCTTGTGATATTAGATTTCTTAATGCGTAAACACCTTCATTTGTGAATACAATATCAATTGATTTTTCTTCAAACAATGCCTTTTTTGGTAATGCTTGGACATAAGAACCAACGAAAGCAATAGGAATATTACAATTTTGTTGTTTAATATAATTGGAAAGTGCAACTGCACCACTCATACTTACTGTTCCAGCATTTACATTTTGACCATATACTACAAAACATATGAGTTTTGGATTGATATCCTTAATACGTTCAAACGATTGTTCTACTGATAGATTTTCTGCGTTAATATCCAAGATAGAAACTGTTTTCCCTATAGAACGACAAGATTCTGCTAATAGTAATGCCCATGTTGGGGGTTCAATTGCAGAATAAGTTGTTGATAATCCTTGATAAATTGTTTCTTTGTTTCCCGGATTGATAAATAATACATTCATATTTATTTTATAAAACTATATTTAATCTCACTATAATTGAATTCTTCGTTTGAAAGATATACACTCTTTTTTAGAAAATTGAACAGTTTTTCTGGTTGTATATGATTTTCATTTTCATCATATAAATTTGAATCGTGTTTAAATCCTCCATAAAAATCAACATAACCAAATCCTACTTCTTTAGCTTCATTTGACAACAATCTTTCTTCTGCTGTTGATTTACATTTGAAAAAGTGTTTCCATGCTAATTTATGATTCCATCCTATTTCATCCATGAAACCAACACTATGTCCGTCTGCAAATCCAATATGTTTTAACATTACACTTTTATTGTGAACTGTAATCTTTTTGTTAATGGATGCGGCTAAATAACTATAAGTTGTTTCTGTACAATGAGATGCAAAAATATCAGGAATTATTTTAGTATCATATTTGACATACAATTCTTTGTCAAATAATATTACATGCATGTTTCCTGTTTTTCCGATATTAATACAAAAATGATCTTTTTCTAATAATTGATTCAATTCATCCCAACATTCATTGTACCACCCATCCAATCCATGATCATTATCTACTAATGCGTATGTCATGGCACTATTAGTACTAAAATGTAAATGACTGAGTTTGGTTAATACATCATAATCTGTTCCGAATTTTACATCTGATGCTACATAAATATATCCGTCAAATGTACCAAATTCAGATGAACAAATCTGCGTGGTATGATTAAAAGTAACATTTACTGGTAAAGTTTCATCAGTGAAATTAAAAACTACATTTTTATATTTATTTTTAAATTCGATAAGTGTTTTCTTAGATGACTCTGATATCTTGCATCCTGATATTGCAACAGTAAAGTTGTTATACGTTTGATCTACAATATCTTGTAGATGATTAACCCACATTTCAATGTTATCGTGTTTAATCCCACAAATATTGTATACAACTAATAAATTTTTATCCATTTTAAATATAACTAATTGTTAAATTTTATAGATTGGTAAAATCTTTATTTTTGAATTTTACAATCATTTTATATCCTTTTAATAATTCTTGAATACCGTGATCCAATGAATAATTAGCAGTCCATCCTAATGATTCTAATTTTTGATTTGAAACTCTATAATTTCTTTGATCAAAATCTTTCTTAAATTCATTTTGAACTATTACTAATTCTGGCACATACTTCTTAATAGTTTCTGCCAATTCAAGTTTATTACAATTTGCTGATGTCAATCCAACATTATATGCAGATTGATTACACTGATTGTAATTACGAATCATGAAAGAGAATGTATTTGCTACATCACGAACATGAACATAATTACGAATAAAATGGGATTCAAATAATACTAAATAACCATCGGTTAATGCTTTATATGTCAAATCATTAACCAGAAGATCCATTCTCATTCTATATGACATACCAAATACAGTTGCTAGACGTAATGCAATACCATTTCCTGAGTCTAAAAGTGTTTTTTCAGCATCACATTTAGTTTCTGCATATAATGATAATGGTTTAAATGGACTGTTTTCTGTAATAATCTCGGTGGATGATCCATATTGACTGTTTGTATTTGGAAGAATGATTTTTTTATTAGAATCAGATTTTGAAAATTTGATTACATTTTTAATTTGATTTAGATTTATATCAATCGCAGCTTGAGGATTTGATTTACACGCAGGCATTCCCACAATTGCAGCTAGTGGTATAATTACTTCGTTTTCATTTACCAATTTTTCCAATAAAGATTCATTTCTTACATCTCCTAGTACGAAATTGAAATTTTCATTTGAACAGAACCCACCTAATGATAATTGATTATAGGATAAATTATCAAGGATAGTTACGGAATGACCTTCTTTCAATAGAGTTTCAGTCAAAACAGATCCCAAGTATCCAGCACCACCAGTAATTAGTATTTTTTTCATATATGTTTAATAACCATTTCTTTAAGAAGAGTTCGGCCATTTTGATAATTATAAAGCCATGTTTCTTCTTGATTTTGTTCTCCGATTATATCAGATATATATTTATAACAGAAGAAATTAATTTTCTTTATTTTACATATTTTCGCAAATGCATATCCTTCCATATCAACAAAGTCACATTTACGTTTTGGAACTGATGTTTGAAATGAATCAAATGTGGCGAGTGTATATAAATTTGGATTTATAATTATAGGTTCTAATACATAACTTGGATAGTCAAGTTCTCCTTCTATAAACGTTCCACAACTTACTACTTGATTCTTTTTTTCTATTATTCCAGCCGCAGTTCCAACATTAATAACAGTATCAATATGTGGGTTGTTATATAAATAAGTTAATAACGATATACTAGCATTTATTTTACCAACTCCTGTATATAATACATTTAATTCCTTATCAAACGGAAATTCTTGTTCTAATGCCGACACAATTATATAATTCATATATTATTTTCGGAGATAAAATCTTTAAACAATCTGGCAATAACATCTTTAAATCTAAAATTTTTAATCATTTTATAGTTATGTTCAATGTATGGCAATCTACTATAATAGTCATCAGATGTTAAATTGTTTACTTTTGACACCAATTCATCAATTGAATTGAATCTAATTACACCTCGTTCATCATATCCAAGTTCTTCTAAATTTGGACATCCCCAATAAATAGGAACAGTTTTAGTTGCAAAAGCGTCACAGATTTTTTCAGTACACCAATTGTTGTATTTTACATTTTCTACTCCGATATGAAACATTGATTCTTGATAACATATTTGTTTTTGTACCCAAATATCATCAGGTCTACCAATACCACCTTTATTAAAGTTTTCAACGTCAAAGTCTTTTAATGTATAAAACCATTTTTTAGGAATTGTAATTTTGTCTTCTATTTTATAAATTTCTTGTCTAAATTTATGTCCTTCTACTAATCTTTTAGCACCACACAAGAAACTTACTTCAAACTTTTTAGTTGGATATTTATCATTAAAATCTTCTAAATAGTTGTGATTGATATCACCAGCGCCACCATCTCCAATATAATGGAAGAATATTGCATTAGAACAGTCTTTAAATAGAGTATCATTCCATGTTATAATTCCTGTAAATAAATGACTGTTTTGCAAAACCCAAGATTGAAGACCGAAAAATTCATTCGGTTCAACTAATATTATAAAATTATATGGATTTATATTTAACTGATCAAGACTTTTTGGTACGTAATCATAAAATAAAGTAATGGGTTTATCTTTACATACTTTTTTAAACTCATCATAAGTATGACATGTATCTGGTCTAAAATTTGAAAATATTTTCATAAAGTTTTGATTATTTTTTTATCTATTAAATTTTGTATTCCGACATTTATATATCCATTCATTTTTAAATCAAAGTCTTTTCTTTGATTTGGAATGTCATTTAATTTTATCAATTTTTTGTAATAACTGGTATAACCAGTATTGTTCATCGAACCATAACAATATTCAGTAGTAATCTGATTTTTTATTATATATTGTTGAATGTTCGCTCCTTTATTCTTTGCAAAATTTGATAATATCATTGCATAGAAATCACAACCACCATATCCTTTCCATCCTTTTTGTATAATAAAATTTTCCCATGTATCTTTATTATATAAATCCATCCAACCAGCAAATTTAAATGTATTTATAGGACATAATTCGATTTCAAGATCGTTATCTTTCATATAATTACGAACATCATATACATCAATTTTATTATAATCTTTGTATGAAATATGATTATAATTTGAATTAGATATTACATCCCAAGTATCATCCCACAATTTTGGAATTTGAGGAGATATTATAAAAAATTCATTATCTATAATTTTAGATGACTGTACGAGTATAGACAATAAATGTTCTGTAAAGTACATATCAGAATTTAATACCATATAATAATCAATATGACATTCCGTAGACTCTAACATTGTATTAAGTACGCCGTACAATTCATTACCATCATAAATTTTAAAATTACATTTATACTCGTTTAATAACGGCTGTAATGATTTAAACTTATCTATAAAGAAATCTTTTGGGATTTTAGTAGATTCCCAATCAATTAGATAACTTGATAGATTTAATGTAACATCTACATATACAGTATCATCATTACTCAAATGATATTTGGATTTCTTTAATTGGGTAAAAGACAATATTGCATAATCTAATTCCCAAGGCATTAAATGACATGTAATTTTATAATTCATTTAAAAATTTTATTGTTTTAATTAATCCATCGTTAATATCTGTAAAGTTATTTACACCAGATATATTCTTTATTTTTGTATTATCCCCACATATAAATCCATTACTCGTTGTTCTATTTAATTTTTTATCAAATATTACTTCGGATTTACTATTGGTTAATTGTTGTATAAGATTGATAATATTCTTTAATTTATATTGATTGCCCGAACATATATTATATACTCCGTTATTATTTGATATAACTAATCTATATACAAAATTTACAAAGTCATCGATGTATAAATAATCTATTATCGTATTACATTCATCTAGACATACATTTTCATTTTTTAAAAACTTATTGATTAGTGACGGAATTAATCTTGTATTTACATCGTTTGGACCATAAATATAACAAGGACGAATCCATCCCCAATTCATATCGTTTTGTTTACAGAACATTTCACTATATTGTTTAAATGTGAATTTAGACAATCCATATAAACTATTAGGACGTTCAAAAAACTCTTCTGTAATTGGAATCGAATAATTTCCGTATTCTGCAATACTTCCTACTCCTATAATTTTTGGTTTGTTTTTGAACTTATTAATTGACTCTATAAATTTTATATGATCTGGTATATTTTTATGGTATTGATCTATATGATGAATGTCTTTGTAACTATTTGCACCATTCCATCCAAATAATAATATTACATCAGGTGAAAAAGATTCAATGTCGTTGATGTGAACATCTAACTCATCAATGTAAGAACATATGAATTTACATTTATCCGCAACAGATTTAATATTGTTATTGTTTTTTGATACAACTAATACATTATGATTTTCTTTTACTAACTTTTTAACAATACTAGATCCTAAGAATCCATTTCCACCTGTGACTAAAATATTCATTACTTTGTTTTTAAAAAGTCTGCGTATTCTACTAACATAGTACTTTTACCATCTGTTCTATTTAATGCTTTTTCATATGCAGGAAAAATGTCTTCGGGTTCTTTTAGATCTATTATATCCAATGTTTTACACATCAGTCTAAATGCATCAGAAAAATTACCTTTATGTTGACATTGTGGATCTACTGGATATTCACTTCCTACGGATACTCTTATTATTAATTTAGGAACACATTTACCGTCTGACATGATAGTAAGTTTATCTAAATGATTTACGATTTGATCTGTAGCCATTAATAGAAAATTCCATCTAGGAAACATTGTAACTACGGTAAATCCTTCCAATCCCATACCAATACTTGCACCCATTTGTAAATATTCTGCAACCGGCCATTCAATTTTCTTTTCGTCAGGAACATTTAATAATGTATCATATAATCCTGTACCACCGTATTTAATTGATTGACCTATGAATATAGTTTTACTATCAGATGAAAGTAAATCCATTGATTTTATTATTTGATTTAAATATTTCATAACTTAAAATTGAACTCTTACTCCTGCACCTGCATGTGGATATTTATCATTTTGATATCTGTAATATATTATTTTATTGTGATTATAAAGTTCATTTTCTTTGAACTTATTGACATCAATATAATATGGCTGCGTTCTACCCCATATTTCTGGTGTAGGTGTTAATACGGATTTAGAATTATCTTCTATAATCCATGTAATTGGTAAATCAAAGTTTAAACTGTATTTATATGATTCATGAAATGTTCCTGTTTCGGCAGACATATCTCCCAGAAAACACCAAACTTTTGATTTAGACTTTTTTAATTTTATTGCTAATGATGTTCCCATAGCAATTGGTGTTACTCCACCAACAATAGAACTACAGAAAAACTTATATTCCGGTAAATTCATAATCATAGATTTACCATTTAAAATTTGTTCTTTTAAAATGTGTTCTGGGATACCTTTACACAATGCTTGATAATGATTTCGCCAAGTACAAAATACCCAATCATTTTCAATATCTACTTTTTTGAATATTTCCATCATTATATCTTCGTTTCCGTGATATAAATGGACAGGGGATTTAATCTGTTTTTGATTAAACAAATTACCAATATCTTCTTCAAATTTAATTAACGAATCTTTTGTAATCATAATTTACCATATAAAATTTTTCTTGTAATACTCTACAATTTTACCAATAACATCATCAAAATTAACTTCCGGTTTCCATCCAAGAGATCTTAATTTATTATCATTTAATGCATATCTAACATCTTGTCCTGGTCTTTGGAAAGAAAAATCCAAATATTTTTCTTTATAATTGTCGGATAAATGACCTATATAATTTGAAATTATTTTTTCTACTGTAATTATATTAGATTGTTCAAATCCTCCTGCAATATTAAAAATTTCATTTTTAATTTCGGATTCAATGATTTTTATTATACCTTTTGCAGTATCATTTGCATGAAGCCAATTTCTCACGGGAGTACCATCATTATGCAATGGAATCTTTCTTCCTATAGTTAGGAATTTACATGTTTTTGGTATTAATTTTTCAACATATTGTCCAATACCATAATTATTTGTAGGTCTTACTATTACATAAGGAATATTGTAAGTTCTTGACCAAGCTAAAATTAATTGATCAGCGGCTGCTTTTGTAGCGGAATATGGATTGCTAGGTTTTAGTATGTCAGTTTCAATGTGTTCTCCTATGTCTATATCACCATATACTTCATCTGTGCTAAAGTGTAATAATACAGGACAAATACCACCTTCTTTTTTGCTATGTTGTTTCAATAATTCCAAAATGTTATATACACCATTAATATTTGAATGTAAAAATTCTTCACTGTGTCTTATAGAATTATCAACATGAGACTCTGCAGCTGTATTAATAAAATAATCACATTCAATTAATCTGTCTAAATCACATATATCTTTTTGTTCAAAACTAAATTTTTCGTATTTATTAAATTCTTCGAGCAAATTTGGTTGTGCGGCATAAGTGATTTTATCTATTCCTCTTACATACCATCCTTTGTTTAAACATTCCCTAGTAACATATGATCCTATGAAACCTAAACATCCTGTAATATAAACTATTTTTGTCATATACATTATATATTAATTTGAATTATCATTCATTTTTTTTTAAAAAGTTTTGGACTATTGATTCAACATAATCCAATTGAATAGATGTAATTACCGGGCTAGTTCCTAAGAAGAATGCATCAGTTGTAATCTTTCTTGCATTTGGGTATTTTGTAATTACTTCGTTTTTATCAATCAATCCATCATATGCTGGTTGTAACATAATATTACCAGCAAAATATGGCCTAGTTTGAATTTTATTTGATTCTAAATGATTTACGATATCTTTTCTTTTAAACTTATTATTGTTTTTAATTGTTACTGCAAAAGCAAACCAACTTGGATTGGATAATTCTGTTGCTTTTGGTAGAATAAAAAATTCTTCGTATGGTTTGAAGATATTTACAAGTCTTGCGTGATTTTCTTTTCTTCTACGATGAATTTCTGGCAATTTCTTCATTTGTTCAAGTCCAATAGATGCTTGTAGTTCGATTGGTTTTAAATTATAACCAATTTCATCATATACATACTTATGATCAAATACTTCATCTGGTAGTTCTGGTAACCAATTAGAAAATCTATTGCCACAACTACCATTTTTCAATAGACCTGCTTTTTTACCAACACAATAACATCCACGTCCCCATTCCCGGAAACTACGAGTAACTATTTCTTGTATCTTAGTATTACATGCAACAAATCCACCTTCACCCATAGTCATGTGATGTGCAGGGTAGAAACTGCAACTTGCTAGTTCTCCAAAACTACCAAGTGGTTTACCATCATAAGTTGAACCAAGCGCATCACAACAGTCTTCCAATAGAATTAAATTGTATTGTTTAACTATTTCCATCAAACGCTTCATATTGGGTGGGTTACCTAATACATGAGCAAATGTAATGATTTTTGCGCCTTTCTTTGCTACTTCTTCAACTTGGTCTAAGTTGAGGTTTAATGTATCTAAATCAATATCAACAAATACTGGTTCAAATCCTACTTGAAAAATAGGATTAAGTGTAGTAGGAAATCCTGCAATTGGTGTAATTACTTTGGTTCCTTTTGGTAGATTATATAATCTTTTTGATGTCATTGCTAACATCATCAATAAATTAGAACTACTACCACTATTCGTAAGAATACCATATTCTTTGTTGAATAACTTAGGAAAGTTAGTTTCAAATGTAATTGCGTCTTGACCTAAGACTAACCATTCATTCAATAATGACTTTACTGCAGCTGTATATTCTTTATCATCAAAAAATGGACCTGCATATTGTACCCAATCTTTGCCTGCTTCCCATTTTTTAGATGCGTGTTTTTCTTTAATGTAAAAACTAATTTCTTCTAATATTTTATCCATATTTATCTTTATATGACATTATTGATATTATGTCTAGTTTTTATATAAATTATACTTTAAATCCTTTATTTTCTTCTTCCGTAAACATTTTATTGTACTTTACATTTGTTTGAATTTGTTTTTCTATTGTTTTGTTGTGATGTAAAGATAATTCATATACGGATGGTAAATGGACATATGTCTTTGCACCTTCTACTTTTTCATGTAGTCTACGTTTCCATTCAATATAAGGTACATTTTTAAACAATCTTCCCTGTGGATCTGGCCAATTAACAATTAATCTATCTTCGTATTGTGTTAATCTCCATCCCCATTGTTTTGCATTATCATTATTTACTCCTCTAAAATCATTTATACGAGGAATCCAGAATAAGTCAACATCATTATTTAATTCAATTAATTCTTTTAAAGATTCCAGTAATGTTTCAGATGGTAATTCGTCATCGTCAATTTGAAAAATATATTCACCTTGACATAAACTTTTACCATAATTTTTGTGTTCACTATAGTTTCTATCTAATTTATGTTTATGAACTTTAAAGAAACTTTTATCAGATGCGTTATTTAATACTTGTAACGTATCCGGTTCATCACTGTAATCATCTAAAATAATACATTCATTATTTTGACCATATTTATATAGTTTTTCTAACAGAAATTGAAGTTCAAATCCTGTGTTTTTAGTGGTTACTAAATATGATATGAACGGTTTTATCATAATTATTCAATAACATTTAATTTTGGAAGTTCAATCTTCTTCAATTTAGGTAGTACAATCTTCTTTTCAACTGCAAATTCCGGAACATACTTATCCAAAATTCCCCACAATTTAGTATCCATTGCAGTAAGACTAAACTTTTCCGAATTTTCAATACGAAGTTGTTCTGCTTTATCGGTATAAGATTGGGTATAACTATGATAATATTGTTTAAACTTATCCTCTGCCAATCCATAAGCAACATAAAACCAACTTGATTCTTTAATCAACCAATCATTTGCAGATGCTGGATCAATTTGTTTGAGTGATCCTTCAAAGAATGATGTATACTTAGGATTCAAGAAATCCAAATGACCACTCCAATTTGATGATAATACTGGTTTACCACTCAATGAAGCCAATAACAATGGATGTCCAAATCCTTCACCGTGAGTAAAACTTACATGTACTTTTACCTTGTCATGATTCAACAAAGCATTCATTTCAGTAGGAGTCAATTCACCATGGAGCAGATATACATTTGGACAGTTATCACCAACTTCTGATTGAATTTGTTTGATTCTACCCAAAATTTCATCACGATCAACAACCGAGAAATTTACTCCACTTGTCTTTAACAACAAACATGGTCTATTTTCTGGAGACTTATTTTTAAATGCATTACTAAATGTCTTAATAAGATTTCCAATATCTTTACGATCATTGTATAAACTTCTATGAGTCCATTGACCAACAAACAAGAATGCAAACTTTTCTGGAATAGAAGAAAGTACACTTTCAATAGATTCAACCTTTTCGTCTGTTTTTTTATAGATGTTTGTATCCGCACCCCAAAAACATACTTCCATTGGTTTTTCACTCTTAAGAATTTCTTTTCTGCCATCTTCAAATTGTTTTTGATATTGAGCAGATTCAAATACTTTCTTAACATGATTACTGGTGACAATATTCATGTTCATTCTATTCAACCCATCAACGAATTGACCAGATGCCATAGTGGTTTCGATACCAGCAGTAATACCAATATTGTATTTACCAACTGGTTGGAACTCATTTGGAATGCTGATTTGAATAAATAGATCGGGTTGTTTATTCAAAGATTGATTGAGAAACATTGTTGCCAATTGTTTGTCTTCCTCTGATGTCAAATCGTCAATTGTTGCTTTAGATGGACATCCACCCCAACGAGTAGGATTGATCTTTACATCATATTTACCATATCTAACAAGACTTTTTGCTAGATCGGTTGCCAAATCGCCATATCCACTTCTATTAAAAACTGGACCTTGAATTACACATAATGGTTTACTCATAAATTTATCCTAATTGTTTTTCTCTTTCTTTGATTGAATCTACATATTTTTTTGATGGAGTGGTAATATTTCCACTAATTTTTTCATATAAATCTGCAATATTTTGTATTTGTTTTTTTGTTGGTTCGGTTGTTTTATTATCGGTACTACCAAAACCACCTTCACCTCTATTGGTAGAGTCCAATTCATCTACCAAAACAAACTCGACATTTTCTACTTTGGTCACTTTGAGTTGACAAACTTTATCACCCTTATTATAGAGTTTTTCAATATTTGGTTTTCCTACTATATAATTGTAAAATGGAGATCCGTCATTTGATAGATGGGGATATATACTATAATCTTCTGGTTGCCAAATATATTTAAATCGAAGCAATACTTCACCACGATAATCTGCGTCAATTAGTCCAATACAGTTGGCTAACACTAGGTTATACTTACTGACACTACTACGAGGAAATGCTAGAATGTCATAATCCAAATCGTTATAACCAAAGTTACTAAATTGCCGATCTTTTAGAACTGCCAACTTAAGATTGGTTTTATATTGAATATAATCGATTCGTTTATATGTACCATTCTCATACTGATCACCAACAATTTCTGGATCACTTGTAACAACTACATCAAAACCAGTAGCTCTATCAGTACCCTTTTTGGGTAGAGTATCAGTAGACTGATAAGTCTCATTCTTTAAAACTTGAATTTTCATAGTTTAGCTACTGTAGTATTGATTTCATTTTTCAATTTGTCAATATCAATCTTTGGAATTTCTACACCAATACTATTATGTGGTTGATAATTTCCAACATGATCTTTAAGTGTAAACAAATCAAAACCAGATTCAGGAACAAAGTTATTGATAGTATAATCCATTGCTTTAATGAATTGATTACACATATTCTTTGCATTAATACCACCTTCATTCATTGCCCAACGACGACCTTCCAAACCACACTTTTCACGTTGTTCAGATGACATTAAATACCAATACATGATTGCTTCTGCTGATTCTTCCCATGTACACACATCATCAAAAATATATGGGGTTGGTACACTTCCTTGAATTGTTTTAACACATGGCCAAATTGGTTTTGCCCATACACCGTGATTTCTATATTTTCCGGTACTATTAGTACCAAAATTCAAGTCAAATTCAACTGGTTTACCATCATCATCAACTTGACCAATTTGATCTTGTAATCCACCAGTGACATTAACAATTACTGGAGTACCACACATAATTGATTCGGCAATACTCAATCCAAATCCTTCGTTGGAACTGGTTAGAATTGTTGCATCTGCAATATTATACATTGCACACATTTCTTCCGGACTAATCTTATGTTCAACAAATATTACATCATAATTTGGACACAAAGCCTTAATTACTTCTGGCAAGTCTGTTCCAGCATCTTGTACTTTTTCGGTGTGTAATACAAATGCACATTTAGCAGCTTGTTCTGGTGTAAGATTATCACAGAAAGCTCTGAAAGCTAATACTGCATTACTAGTCTTCTTACGTTGGACGTTACGACTATTATAAAACAAAACGAAATCGTATTGTTTATCACCGAATAGTTGTTTCTTCTTGTCTTTAATAATTTTCTCGGTAGAACTCAATGGTCTAAATACATCACTATTGATACCGTGGGGAACTAAATGTAACAAATGTTTTTTATTTTTAAATGGCATAACTTTATTAAACTGGTTGGTTGTTTACTTCGTCTAGTGAGAAACAGTTTTCTGCTCCTAATACATGTTTAGCAATATTATTTGATTGTTTACTAATAGCAAACAATGCATCACAACTCTGATAGAATGGTCTATTCCACATAGGATATGGCAAATCATCCCAAATGTGAAGATATGTTAGTGGAATCTTTGCACGAACTTGTTTTTCAATTGCATATAACCATCCCCAGAATCTAGGATCAGTGAAATGCATAATTGCATCTGGTTTTTCTGCTTGCATTACTGCGAATAACATCTGGTCACTACCATAACCATCAGTAGGATACAATTTAACATAAGCATCTGGAATTTTAACCATATCTTTTGTTGCTTGACTCAAATCAACGACTTTACCTGCTTCTGGATGTTTAATTGCTCCTGCAATTTGTACCCAATTATAATGATGAACGGTACCCAAAACCAATTCTCTTGACATAGTAGCAATACCACTATGCATACGCAAATCGTCGGATAATAATAGAATTTTCTTTTTACTCATACTTTTTTAGATCCTGAAATGTTTAAAACTGTTTGTTGTGACGCTTCACTTAATATCGGCAATATAAAATTATAAAGTTTATCTCTAAACTCTTTGTCGTTCATATACAAATACATTGAACGACTAACTAAATCTTGTAAATTGAACTTACTCTTAATATTGTCAATCTTAAATGAATCGTATAACTGTTTGTTTACTTTTATTGTTGTTATACTATCATATTTCATACAACATATACGTATATGTATATATACATATATATTAATTTTAATTTAATAATTTATCTTCTTTGCCGTCACAATTTACCTTATGATGTGAACAATATTTACAATTCTTCTTAGCTTTACCAGGAATCTTTGGATATGAACCACTTACATTATATGTTCCGTCTACAGTAAAACACTCTGTTACAAATGTACCAAAGTCATTAATAGTAGATATTACTGCTTGTTTATTATGCATTGGTTCAAAAATTTGAATACGACTTTGCGGGAAATCTACATTTTCATATAGTTTTCTCTTTAAGATAAAGAATTCTACTTCTATCATGTTCAAATCTACAGCGAACTTCTTCGCATAAAATGCTTTATATAGTAAGATCTGACTATACTTCGCTGGATCTTCCTTTTGGTATTTATTCCATCCATTAGAACTGGTTTTAAAGTCATAAATCTTATATTTACCAGTTTCTTTATCTTTAAGAACCAAATCTAGATATGCAATAAAATCTACATTATTTTTAATAGACATATCCAGTGGTACTTCAATACCAACAAATTCATATTTTTGTGACGGAAAGTATTTGAGACGATTCTTAGAACTTAGGAAAGTCTTTAAGATATCTTCACCATCAAATACAAATTCAGTATATTCATCATCAGTATAAGTGAACTTAGAACCTGGTTTACTCTTTTCTTTTTGGATTTCTTCTTCAAACTTAACTTTGAACAATTCATACAGATTGAGACTATCAGCTTTTTCAACAGATTCTGTATACAATGTTTGTAAGAATGTTTGAACTGAATGATGAATAGCAGTACCAAAGAAGATATTTAAACTCGCATCATAGATTCGTTTACCTTCTAGGTAGTTAAGTTTCCAACTATACGGACACTTCATCCACATAGAATATTGACTGAAACTTACTTTTTTCTTTTTTATTTCTTGTAATTCCATTTGTATACTTTACACTATAATTAACATAAGTCAATTTATAACAACTATTTATCATATATGAAGAATATTATAATCATCCTATTAAGCTGTATGTCCTTGTTTGCCAACGAATTATTTTTATATGACGCAAACGAAAAGACCGAACTATCTGAAGTCGTTGATAACAAATTAAGTTTATTGCCAACTACTAGTGGTAAAACATTCACTTTATCAAATGGATTGTCTATTACCACAAAGACTAATGATTATGCTAACTATGTATTTCCACATCAAATTGCAGTAAATCAATTGGAAAATACATCTGTATATTTTAGCCAAACACAAACAGTATATGAAAATGATTTCAAATTGCCAAATATCGTTAAAGTAAAGGAAAGTTTGTTTAATTTTACATTTGACGGAGAGATTTATTGTGTCAACGCAACCACTAATGTATACAACATCGGTACTGCTATGGGATTTATTAATTGTGGTAAATGTAAGTTCTTTGCTAAATCTGGTGCAAAATACACACACATATATGTAGTAGAAGGTACAATTCTAGTATTGGATGGTAAATCCAGTAAAATGAAACAATTAAAAGAAGGAGATTATTTGGTTATTACTCCACAAGTTAATCTAAGTCCAAGAAGCAATGTAGGTATTAATACTGGAAATAGTTTCAGCGTCAAAGAAGTAGATGATGCAGAAAAAGAAATTCATACAAAAGAATTAGAAAAATTAAAAAATAAACTTGACAATGTTTTGTTCGTTAGTTATAGTACCAATATATTTGGTATTAAACTAAAATGACATTAGACCAGTTACATTCACTAACAGAAGACGAAGTTACAATGCTTTGGGGTATAGTTAATATGGGAAATCCTCCTGTATTATCTGGACAACAAGTAGAACCATCACTTTTCCCTTTTATAAAAGATCATAAACTCAAAGACCGAGTGATTCAATTTGACAAGTATGTCAAACCAGAGTACATTGGCATCTACACTTCACTTAGAAGTAAGTTAGGTTATTAATTATGTATCAGAATATATTCGTTGATAAAAAAGAAAACATCGTGCATCTTTGGGACGATGAAAAAGGTTACGTTACATTTCCATTTAGACATTATGCATACAGAAAAAGTCCTAATGGTATTTATCGTTCAATCTATGGTGATAAGTTAGAGAAGATTTATAACTTTAATCCAAGAGATCCATCATTGTTTGAAAGTGATGTTCCAACAGAAACTCGTATTCTAATTGATGCATATGAAGACAGTGATGAACCATCAAAAGGACATCGTGTAGTCACAATTGACATTGAAGTTAGTTCCGAAGGTGGATTTCCTGTCATTGAAGAAGGTGATAAAGAAATCACTGCTATTGCTATTCATGATGATGCTACAAAGAAATATACTGTATTCATCTTGGATAGGGAAATGAAGATACAAGATAGTATCAATGATAACGTTGAGATTAAATCATATGATAATGAAGAATCACTATTGATGCATTTCTTTACCAAATGGGAAGAAATTCAACCAACCATTGTTACTGGTTGGAACATTGATGGATTTGATATGGTATATTTATACAACCGTGCAAAACGTGTTGTTGGTGAAACCAATGCTAAACGTCTAAGTTCTATTGGTATTTGTTACTTTAACAAGTTTCAAGAACGTATGACTATTGCAGGGGTATCTTGTTTGGACTATATGATTCTATACAAGAAGTTCAGTGGTAAGAATGAACCAAGTTATGCTCTAGGTGCTATTGGTAAGAAGGTTGTTAATATTGATAAGATCAGTTACAAGGGTAGTTTGAATGACTTGTATAAAGAAGATATTAACAAGTACATTGAATATAACTTGAATGACGTTAAGATCGTTGTTGCTCTTGATGAAAAGTTACAATTTATTGATTTGGCTAGAGGTATTTGTCATACTGGACATGTAGGATATGAGAACTTTGGTATGAGTTCTAGGTTTTTGGAAGGTGCTATTCTTATTTATCTACGTAGAAAGAAACAGGTTGCTCCTAACAAGTCATTGGAAGGACGGGCTGAATATGAAAACCAGTTGGAACAAAATGAAGAAGGTTTTGAAGGTGCTTATGTTAAAGATCCTATTCCCGGCCGTTATGATTGGGTGTTTGACTTGGACCTTACATCAATGTATCCGAATATCATCATCAGTCTTAACATCAGTCCAGAGACTAAGGTAGGTAAAGTAGACAATTGGAATGTGGAAGAATATGTTAAGAATGGATTGAATAATATTTATATTTCTGGAAATCCATATACTCCTTCTGATTTTAAGTCAATGTTGACGGAGAATAATTTGAGTATTGCTAGTAATGGTGTCTTGTATAAGAAACCAGAAGAAAATGGTGATATGGGAACTATTCCTAGTATTCTAGTCAAGTGGTTCGATGAACGTAAAAACTTACGAAAGTTAGCTAAGAAACACGCAGATGCTAAAGAATGGGAATTGTATGAATTTTATGATAATCGTCAAAAGATTCAGAAGATTTTGCTTAACTCTATTTATGGATGTTTGGGTCTACCCGTATTCCGTTTTTATGATAAGGACAATGCTGAAGCAGTCACTTTGACTGGTGTTGATATTATTAAAACTGCGGGTAAATCAATCAATCAATATTATAAAACTGTATTAAAGGAAGATGGTGATTATCTTATTTACACTGATACCGACTCTTGTTTTGCTAGTGCTTTACCTATCATTCAAAAGACAATGCCAGATATTGATCTCAAAGATGAAGAACAAATGACCAAAGCAATCTTGAAAGTTTGTGGTGAAGTACAATCCTTCGTAAACAAGATGTTTGATGTTATGGCAGATCGTATGTTTAATGTTCAAAAACATAGATTTGACGCAAAACAAGAAGTAATTGCCAAAACATCATTCTGGTTGGCTAAGAAAAGATATGCACAATTCATTATCAATAAAGGTGGTGTAGTGTGTGATGAATTGGAAGTTAAAGGTATTGATGTTGTTAGAACATCGTTTCCAGCCAAATTCCGTACATTCATGCATGGTTTCTTGATTGATCTCTTAAAAAAGGTAGAAAAAGAAACCATTGATAAGAACATCTTGGATTTCAAAGAAAGTATCAAGACATTGAATGTTATTGATATTGCTAAGAACACCAGTGTTAAATTTAGCAGTCAAGATAAAACAAAGGTGTATGATAGTAATAAACGACCAGCATTTAAGTTTGTAAGTGGTACTCCTGCACAAGCTAAAGCAGCTTTGGCTTATAATGATCTACTTGTTAAGTGGAACTTGGTCAAATCAGTACCAAAGATTCTACATGGACAAAAGATCAAGTGGGTGTATATGAAACAAAATGAATATGGTATTGAAGGATTGGCTATGAAAGCTGATGGTACTGATCCTGATCAAATTATGGATTTCATTTTAAAGTATGTTGATCGTGAGGCAATGTATGAACAAGAACTAAAGAGTAAACTAGAAGACTTTTATAAGGTTCTTGGTTGGGATTATCCCAATGAAAATGATGCAAAAGCTAGTGAGTTTTTCGGATTTTAATTGTTATGAGTAAATATAAAGAAATGCTAACCATCCCAATAGAGGATGGATCAAATATCCCTTTGTATCTAAATGCACCACATTTTGCTATTTCTAAAGGTTATAACAGAGTGGTTATAGGACAACGGGGACCATATGTAGAATTTAATAAAAATCAAATCATTTGTAATGCATTGCATATACCGTGTAGTCAGTTATATAGATTAAGTGACCCAAAAGTATATTACATTGAATTTAGAACAACTGATTGTGATGTAAAAGTGTACTATCAAATGAGAAGTGTAGCTTATGCAGACTACAAGATAGGATATTTTTATATCTCACCTAGTGATTTATATAAAGTTGACGGATCTTCATGTATGGTTTTACCTGATGATTACACTGAAACAGCCAAAGAATTTTTTGATTTCGAATCAAAATAAAAAATAGACAAAACAAAAAAACGGTGGTAAATTAAAAAAGTATGACAAAAGAAACATTAAAAACATTTATCAATAAATATTATCTAGGTGGAACAATTGAATCCGTAAAGTGGGTTGCAAATACATCAAACAAACAGTTGATTACAAATGCAATTACTGAGGATAAGAATGTTCTATTGAAGGTTACTCTCAATAACTTCAGTGAATTGGAAGATGGTGAGTTGGGTATCAACGATACATCTAAGTTGGTTAAACTTCTTGGTGTATTAAAGGATGAAATCAAGGCCGAATATAATAAGACTGGAGACAAACTTACCAGCGTACTGTTTAGTGACGAAACTACTGATGTACAGTATGTAATTGCGGATTTGAGTGTAATTCCATCTGCTCCTCCACTTAAGAAAGTTCCTCCATTTACTGTGGAGATTCCCTTGGATGCTGACTTTATTTCGAAGTTCGTATCATCTAAGGGTGCATTGGCTGATGTAGATACATTTACATTGACCATGAATAAGAAGGGTAAGTTGGAAATGATTATTGGTTATTCTAGTATCAATAGTAATCGCATTAAATTGGCAGTAAATGCGGTTGAAGGCAAAGATACTGTTACCAAGAATATTAACTTCAATGCTAATCATTTGAAGGAAATTCTTGTTGCTAATAAGGATTGTACCAATGCTCATTTGAAAGTTAGTGAAGCAGGATTGGCGAGTGTTGAATTTGTATGTGGTGATATTACTGCCGAATATTACCTTGTTGAAGTCAAGAGTATTGATTAATAGTTATTCATAAAATGTTACCCCGTATATTGTAAAGTATACGGGGTTTTTTGTTGGTTGACATTTGGATTTCGTATGGTAAACTAATAAAGATATGAGTTTTATTGCATTTGAAGAAGTTAAACAAACGGAAACGCAACATTATCTATGGGTTGAGAAGTATCGTCCCAACACTTTGGAGAATTATATTGGAAATCAACAGTTAAAGGATACTGTCAAAGGTTATATTGAGAAACATGACATTCCTCATTTGTTGTTTTATGGTACTGCTGGTACTGGTAAGACTACATTGGCTAAAGCAATCACAAAGAATATTGATTGTGATGTGATGTATATCAATGCATCCGATGAAAACAGTGTAGACAATGTACGAACCAAGATTAAGAGTTTTGCCAGTAGTGTTGGTTTTAGGAAGATTAAGGTTATTATCCTTGACGAATCTGATTTCTTGAGTCCAGAAGCTCAAGCAGCTCTTCGTAATATGATGGAAACTTATAGTTTGACTACACGGTTTATTTTGACTTGTAACTATGTAGAAAAGATTATTCCCCCTATAGTTTCTCGTTGTCAGACATATAAGATTGAACCATTAAGTAAGAAAGAAGTGGCGGTACATCTAAAGATGATTTTAGATAAGGAAAATGTACAATATACACCAGAAGATTTGGGTTATATTGTTAATACATATTATCCAGATATCCGTAAGGTTCTAAACTATAGTCAACAAAGTGTTATTAATAATAAGATTAAGATCAGTGAATTGAATAGTACTAATGTTGATGTTAAGAACAAAATTGTAGAATTGTTAAAAGTTCGTGGTTCAACTGCCTTTAATGACATTAGACAGTTAATTGCGGATAGTGACATCAAACATTATGAGGAAATTTATGAAGTATTGTTTGATAAGGTAGACGAATATTCAAATGGTAAACAGTCTCTTGTGATTTTAACTCTTGCGGAATATATATATCAAAGTGCTATGGTAGTTAATCGTGAGATTACTTTCATGGCTTGTATTGCCAAGTTACTTAAAGATTTAAAATAATGGTTTCTACTGACAAATTTAATTTATTACATAGTTATATCTTTAGAAAGAAGAATGTTATAATGAATAATATAGTTTCATATAAAGATAAATCTATATTGTATATTTGTCAGAATGGTACTAGTGGATATGCTAATGCAGCAAAAGGATACATCTATGACTATATTGGTAAAAAGATACCAGTAAAAACACAATACTTTAATTGCAGCGATGAAGTTAATGAAAACGATAGATTTCATCAATATTTAAACTCCAATACATCATCTGATATTGAGTATAATACAATAATTGTACATTCTACACCTGACATTTGGGATGTTGTTATAAAAAATGCTCCTGATACTAAATTAGACAATAAATTAGTAATTGGTAGAACTGTATGGGAATTTGAAAAATTATTGCCATCTTGGGTAGATTCAATTAATACTAGTATTGTTGATATTGTGAGTGTACCTACTGAATGGAACAAACAATGTTTTATCAATAGTGGAGTAATCAAGCCTATTATAGTTGAGCCACATATATATGTAGATTATCCTCACAAAAAAGTTGGACTTACAACATTATCTAAAAAAAGTATTGTAATATCAAAAGATGAAAATTTTCCAGGTTTAAATCTTAATGAATATTACAAATTCTATTGTATAGGTCAACTTATTGAAAGAAAAGGAATTGTTGAAACAATTGATGCGTTTTGTAATGCATTTACTTCTGCAGATAAAGTAGTATTGTTTGTTAAAACATTTAGATTAAATTATAGCAAAGAAGAACAACATAAATGTTTATTAGAAATAGTAAACATTACAGATAAGTATGATCATGCTCCTATAATTTATATTAAAGACAATTTAAATTATGATGAGATTAAGTCTTTACATGATATTGGAGACTGTTATTTTCATTTAACTAAGACGGAAGGATTTTGTTTAGGTGCATTTGATGCGTTTAATAATGATAAAAAAGTAATTATTACAGGTTATGGTGGACATACAGAATATCTAGGTAAAAATTATAATGGTTTAGTTGGTTATAAACTAACTCCACTATCATCAAATGAAAGTGTATTTTTCCAATTTAAATTGGATGATACATATAAATGGGCTATATCAGATAAAGATCATTGTATATCATTATTAAAAAAATTACTAAAAATAGATTTTAAAGATTTAATTAATTTTGGTGAAGGATTAAATTCATTAGAAATTTCTGACAATGTTTATTTCAAATGGATGAGTGATAGAAATGAGATTTATATCAATGAAGACGTTGATTATATAACATTAGAAATTATAAATGTAATTCAATCTAATATATTTAAAATAGTTAATGATAAAGGAATTGTATCAGTAGTTAATCTAAATGAAGGACAACAAAGTATTAAGATTCCGGTAAAAAATACAAATAAAATTGTAATTGAAAGTGGATTTTTCGTACCATCGAAAACTACAAATTTTTCTACAGATGATAGAAAGTTATCATGTAAGTTATTTGAGATAAAAGTTTTATCTAATAACAAAGAGGTTAATATTCCTGTTATTAGAATTAACTATATAAACGAAAATGTTAGAAAAATTAATGCTGGAGGTAAATCGGTAACAGAATATGTTGGTGATTATGGTGAAATGACGGTGAGAATAAAAGACACTAATGTTTCTGGTAAGATTAACTTAGGAGTACAAACATCTTTTTATTCACATAGATCTGGATGGGATTATGTTGTACATAATTTGTCTGATTTTAATAATCCTCTAGGAGTTAATTTTGATGGATTTGTTGAAAATGCGTTTAGTTGGCGTAAAAATCAATACATTGCGGATAAAATAATACCATATAAAGAACCTTGGATTGGGTTTTTACATAACCCACCAAATATGCCATTATGGTTTAGTGATAATAATTCATATCCCCAAACATTACTAAATGATGAATTATTTAAAGAATCATTAAGTTATTGTAAAGGATTGTATGTTTTATCAAATTATTATAAAAGATTTTTGAAACATTATTTACATCATACTCCTGTAAATGTATTGTATCATCCAACCGAGATACCCGAGTTGAAATTTAGTTTTGATGATTTTTATAAAAATAAAAACAAAAAAGTTGTTAATATTGGATGGTGGTTGAGAAAATTAAATTCTATATTCTTGTTGGATAGTGGAGAATATGAAAAAATTAGATTAATGCCTAACAATAAATGTAAGGATACTATTTTAAGATTAACTAATATTGAATTAGATTTGTATAACATTACATTAAGTAAGAAACAAATTGATTCTGTAAAAATTATAGATCATTTAGAGAACAATGATTACGATATATTGTTATCAAAAAATATTGTGTTTTTGGATTTGTATGATACCAGTGCAAATAATGCTGTAATAGAATGTATTGCAAGAGGTACTCCGATATTAATTAATAAACACCCAGCTACAATTGAATATTTAGGAGAAGAATATCCATTTTATTTTGATTCATTGAAAGAAGCCAATGAAAAGTTAAATAATATTGATTTAATTAAAGATACACATAAATATTTGATGACGTTTGATAAGAGAAAACAAATAACAATAGAATATTTTAAACAACAATTGAAAGAATCAGAGATATATCAATCATTATGATAGATTTAAATAAAAAATTTTGTGGTAGACCGTGGGAATTTTTAGAAATTCATGATGACGGTGGATTAAAAGTATATAATTGTTGCCCAAATTGGGTAAATCATAATGATTTGGGTAAGATGAATTATGATACCAATTTTGAAAACATATGGAATGGCGAAAAATCCAAAGAATTTAGAAAAAGTATTTTAGATGGAAGTTTTAAATATTGCAATAGAATTGAATGTCCGATGATTCAAAATGGTTCTTTGCCTGATAAGAATGACATTCGTGATGGAAAACACGGAGAATATTACAAAAAAATAATAGAAGACAATGTTTTAATTTCTGAAAATGCTGATTTTATTAATTTGTGTTATGATGTTAGTTGCAATTTAAAATGTCCATCTTGTAGACCAACATTTTGGTTTTTAAATGAAAAAATAAACCCGATAGATTTTAATTTAAAAAGACTATTTCAAATTAAGTTGTTAGATTACTTGTATAAATGTACTCGTCCAATTACAGTCAATATTACTGGTTCAGGAGATCCATTTGCTAGTAAATTATTCTGGGAATTTTTACAATCAATAGACGGAAAACTCAACGGTAATATCAAAATTCATTTACAAACTAATGGAGTCTTATTTACTGAAGAAAATTGGAATAAACTTCATAAATTGCATGAAAATCATATTGCAGCAATTATAAGTTTAGATGCAGGAACCGAAGAAAGTTATAATTATACTAGACGAGGAGGAGATTGGAATAAATTGATGAAAAATTTAGAATTTATTTCGACTTTGTATAAAGAAAATAAATTAAAATTTGTAAGATTGGATTGTGTCGTTCAAAACAAAAATTATAAAGAAATTGGCACTTTTATAAACATAGCAAAAAATTACAATTTTCATTGTTATTTATCTAGAATAGTAAATTGGGGAAGAGGGACTTATACGGATGAAGAATTTAAAGAACATAACATTTTTGATTTAAATCATCCTAACCATAAACATTTTCTTGATGTAATAAATCAAAATTTTAATTATGATAAAATTGATTTTGGAAATTTAAGTGAATACGTAAAACTATGAATATAGATAATATAATTTTAGAATTTAATGAAAAGAATAAAGATACTCAATTTTATTCTAATAAAACAATGGAAGATAAGTTTGTATATTTTATATACGGAGATGAACCGAATTTAAATTTTTTGGAAGCCGGAGCTAGTGACGGTATTACCAATTCTATGACATATTTTTTAGAGAAAAATTTAAATTGGAGAGGTATATGTATCGAACCAAGTAATTGTTTTGAAGAATGTAAAAAAAATAGAAATCATGTACAAAAAATACTATTAGGTTCCACAGAAGAAGAAAAATTATTTTTAATATTTAATGACTTTAATAATGAATTATCATGTAAAATAGAAAATTTAATTAAATTATATAAACATGATACTTGGCAAAGAAAATTTATAATAAAAGGTGATTTAATCAAACCATTATTAATAAATCAAACAACTATTTCTAGTATACTAAATACTAATCAAATCGAAAAATTAAATTTTTTAGGGTTAG